AATATATAGTTTAAAAGAAATAATGGAACATAAATTTTATAATAATGATTTAGTTAGCAGTTGGTCTAATAAAATGAATGATAAAAATCCTAAATTATTTACTTGTGGAAGAACGTGTGGAGATAGTTATGAGTTTACTAGTGTGGGTAATTTTAATGAGCAGAGGATAGAATTTTGAGTATGAGTCAATCACATGGATCACCGCACGCCGGTTATAGCTTTGGACAAATAAGAAGCAAGTATAAAATTAGTACATTAGTAGATATTTCTCCATCGGGAATAATATCAGAATATAGAGAAGGTGTACAGATGCCTTTTGTAGATGATTTAAATCAAATTATTAATAATCAAGAAACATGGCATACTAGTAGGAATGAACAGCGTAATTGGGAAACAATAATTCAATGTATTTCAATTAGAGCTCAGCCTATTCTATTAACAAAACCTATTATTACTGAAGTAACTGGTATAGGTAGTAAAGGTTTTGGTTATACAGGAAAACACAAAGTATGGACATTTGAATTTGGTTTTGAATTAGCAGACATATATGCATCAGCTGATGACGAAGTAGGTTTATTAAAAGATCAATTAGATTTAATACCTATTGTAAGTAGCTTAAAAGAGACTGTAAATTTATCTGTTAGTTCACTTGCTACAACAGGCAATAAAGTAAATACGACCTGTATTGCTATAGACATATAAAACTACTTGTGGTCGTATAATTCTTAAGATCAGATAAATAATTACAGTTGGAACTTAACAAAAACTTAGGCAAACTTTATAGGCAACAAACACAGGCACATTGTAAGTAGATCCAGCCCAGAAACATAGTGGGAAAAACAATGGCAGTACTAGACGTTGAAAAAGAAAGCCTCGAAGCACACGTGGACTTATGTGCAGAAAGGTATAAAAGAATGGAAGAGAAACTAGACTCGATTGACGAGCGTATGACTAAAATGGACGAAGTTTTAGTGGAGTTACGTGACGCTATGTACAACGACAAAACAACAAGATCAAAACAAATGATGACAGTTGGAGTAGGAATAATAGGTGCTTTAATATCAGCAGTAGCATTTTTAACCTACCAACTAATTATTCTTAATTAAAACTTCATACTAAATACAAGTATGCTAGTAAATGAAATTACATCAGAAGCAACAATGGCATGGGCCAGATCGGGCAAAAAAGTAGTCCGTAAATTCCGTTGTTCAAGCGGAAGGCTCAAAGGTAAGATTGTAGCGAATCCAGGGAATTGCTACAAAGCACCTAACATACAAAAACGTATTAAACTAGCTATTACAAAAGCCAAGTTCAGTAGACGAATATCTCGTAAGGCTAATAGGACTAAACGTATTAATCCAGCATCTAGAAGAGTACAAGCTCTAAACAAAGCAGGTAGAAGATAATGGAAGCTCGTTATAGTCAACGATATGGGTGGACTTTACAAAAAACTACTGATACTAATTATTGCGAAAACTGTGGCAGACCTGAGCATGAAGGCAGATTAGTCGAACAGTTTATTGATGGGGATAACAAACCAATTGAAATAGTAGTTTGTGATCATTATAGAAAACAGGAGAAGTTCGATGAGTTGGCATAATTTACTTAATGAATTAGATGTTACTAAAGGTAAAGTTACTAAAGTTTCACCTGACGGTAACCAAGTAACAATTAAAACTTCACCTGGACAAGAATTAAAAATAGATGCAAAGAAAGACCCCAATATTGATATTTCAACAGCGGGCGGAAAAACATCTATTAAGTTAAACAAAAAGTCAGGTCCTAACGTAGGACAAAAAATTAAACCTGGACAGAGTGTAGACGTTGAAGAAGATGTACAAGATAATAGAAAGTATCAATCACTAGAAGAATTATACAGCAAACTTATAGATATTGAAAAGCATATTAACCGTTTAAGCGTTATGGATAGTGCTACAGAAATACAAGGCAAACCAGTAACAGGCACAGCTGACATACATGATCAACTTACTACTATGTACAAAAACCTTGAAGGTTTACAAGGTGCTGTAGCAAGAGCATTAAAAGTAGTACCAGCTGAACAAAATCCAGACATACAAAAATTCAAAGCAGGCATGAAAGAAGGCTTTGGCGATAATGCCACAGCAACTCAGGCTTTAAGACTTATGGTTGGCTCTCAAAATTTTGCTAAGGCAAAAAGAGCTTTAGAAATGGCTAAAGCAGGTAAGAGTGTACCAGCAAACTTTGTATCAGGATTAATTCCTTTATTAGATTTATTAGACAACGTAATGTCAGGTAGTATTGCTAACACTAGAATTTTACAACAGTTAGATAAGAGAGCAAAGCAAAAATTAAATATTTCTGACTCAGTTAACGAAGCTGACGGCAACATTGAAGGATACTTAGACTCAATAGACGAGTATGTGGAAATGTTATTTAAAAGTGAACAAATCAAAGGTGTTTCTAAAAATGAGATAGCATACAGAATTCAAAATGCTGTCGATGATATAAGGACTAGAGAACTTGGATTAAAGCCAAGTTTAATTAGAGCAAAATATAACACAGCAGAAGCTGTTCAAAAAAAAAGACTAGTTGATACTGGTTTAGATCTCGAAGAAGGCCCCCAAGACAAACATATTTTTAAAGCCGTGTTTATGGCAGGCGGACCAGGTTCTGGTAAATCCTATGTAGCACAAGAAGTATTAAAACAATTTGATTTAAAAATAGTTGATTCAGATAAAATGTTTGAATACCTAATGTCAAAAAAAGGTATGGACGTAAGCGACCCTAACCAAATTTATAGCCCAGATGGCCAAGCAACTAGAGACCAAGGCAAAGACTTAATGGCAAAACAAAAAGGCTTTTGGTTAGATGGTAAGCTAGGTGTAGTAATAGATGGCACCGGTCGTGATGTTGAAAAGACAGCAAAAATAAGACAAGAAATGATAGATCAAGGCTACGGAACTATGATGATGTTTGTTAATACAGAATTAAGTGTAGCACAAGAAAGAAATTTACAACGTCCTAGAAAATTACCTAGTGATAAAGTAGAACAAATGTGGCGAGCAGTACAAAACAATATAATGAAGTTCCAACAATTATTTGGAGCAGATAGGTTTATTGTTATTGATAATTCAGGCGGACTTGAAGATCCAGAAAGAGCAGAAGCTTTCAAAAGTGTTGAATCAAGCATTAGAAAGTTTTTAAACCAAGAGCCACGTAATAAAATTGCTCAAAAATGGTTAGCTCAGTATAAAAAATAAATGTTTATTAAGATATCACCTATGGTTAGGGTGTGGCTATCTGCCCAAGAAGAAGAGATTTTAGAAAGAATAGCAAACTCGCCAGAACAGCAGATACTACGATCTAACATAAAACAAGAAGAGTACCACGTAATTAACCTTTTGGTAAGTAAAAGTGTATTGTGGCGCAAAAAGCTCACAGATGATGTACTCTATGGCAAAAAACCAAACCTCAGACGTTAACTTTCCTATAATCACAAAGGGTGATAGATTCACCCGTGTGAATGAATCAGTAATATTCCAAATAAAAGGTGGATTATGGCGTTATAAACGTGAGGGTATAAAGATAGAGTTCTATTCTAGATTAGGTGCTGTTAGCTATGCTATAGCTTATTATTTGAATGAAAACCCCGATCAATTCAGGACTTTAGACGATAAATTAGCTAAACATAAGAATGATTGTATGTTTCACAAGCATCATTTAAAAGAAGCATATAAAACCCACAATGAAGAAGCCATAACGCTGTATGAAACACTATTAGAACAGAGTGTATATCGGGCTGATATGGCATTAAATGAATTAAAAGAATTGTCAAAAGCAATCCAACTTGTATAAATACATTATATAAAATTAAAGGGCTAAAATTATGAAATTGGGCGAAATAGAAAAAAGAGTAACAAGTTCTAAAGTGAACCAACAACTCAAAAAAACATTTAATCATGAAATTGATTTTAATAAACTAACACCATCGTTAGCATTAGATATTCTAGAAACTACTAGAACAGACATTAACTCATTTAAACTCAAAGGTGAAAACTCAAATACTAATCCCAAGTATTTGAATGCTATCTTAACTATAGAAGCATTGGAAAAATGGCTCACTGAGAAAAAAATGCCCACAATGATGAAGAAAAAACAAAAAGCAAAATTAACTCCTGTTAAAGAAAATTTAACAGAAGGTGAAATGGAGTCAGCTGAATTAGTATTAGCCGCTAAAGATATGGTTGACCAACTTCAAAAAATGCAAGAGCAACTAGGCGAATTAATGAACGAAAACCTTCCACCATTAGTAGATGCTATTAGAGATGAAATGGGTCAAGATAAAGCAGACTCTTTCTCTAATGCGGCCAAAGGCACTTTAGAAACAGCTTTAGGTTCAATTGAATCAGCACGTTCAGGTATGGACGGTGCTAGTAGAGTTTTAACTGGCGAAGAGTCAGGCGTAGACTTAGGTGCTGAACCAGAAGGTTCAGATGCTATGGAACCAGCTGGTGATTTAGATTTAGATGCTGTTGCTGACTTAGATGCTGAAGAGCCTAAAATGGACTTAGACAGCGAAGAAGGTGGAACTGAAGGCGAGCCAGGATTAGACAGAGAGGAACGCTAAAATGCTACTCTCTGAGTTTGCTCCCACCAAACTTTCAACTTTACTAACATTTTTAGCTAATCGTCTATCAGGCGATAATAAAGAAATGCCTATGAGTGCTGTTATTAGTACAGCACAAAAAATGGGAATACCTTTAAGCTATCCTGCTCTTAAACAAGCATATGACGAAAATCCCGAATTACAAAATATTATTGCTGATATTAGCCAAGACAGGATTATATTAAAAAGCCCAGACGATATTGATAATGATTCAATTGAAGATGAGGATCCAAAAATAGACCCTGATCAAAAAGTAGATCAAATGGCTAAAAGAGCTCTTAATAAAAGATCATCCTAAAACACTTGACTTTAACATATTATTCTGTTATAATGAATGATAGACAGTAAAGGTATGACCAAGTGATTACAAAACAATACGATTATAAACAATTAAAACGTGTAACAACAGAACATAAGCGTCTGTATACAACACCAGAAGGTAAAGCTGTACCTAGTGTTACTACTATACTCGATAAAACTAAAAGCGAAGAAAAGAAACAAGCATTAGCAAATTGGAAAAGAAGAGTAGGAAAAGACCAAGCACAGCAAATTACAACAGAAGCGGCCAGTAGAGGTACTAGAATGCACAAGTACTTGGAAGATTATTGTACTGATGATGTTCTAGCAACACCTGGATCAAATCCATATAGTAAACAAGCAAATAAAATGGCACAGGTTATTGTTGATAATGGTATGGTTAATATGGATGAATGTTGGGGAACTGAGGTTCCTTTATATTTTCCAGAACTATATGCTGGAACTACAGATTGTGTAGGTATATATAACGGACAACCTAGCATTATTGATTTTAAACAGACTAATAAACCTAAAAAAGATGAATGGGTAGATGATTATAAACTTCAATTATGTGCTTATGCCCATGCCCACAACGAAGTATATGACACTAACATAGAACAAGGTGTTATTTTAATGTGTAGCAAAGACTTCGAATTCCAGACTTGGACCTTAAAAGGCGAAGAATTTAAGCTATTCTCTGAACATTGGTGGAACAGAGTAGAATCATACTATCGTCTTATAGCATAAATACTTCTATACAAGGAGTTTAAATATGGCTGTCGTTCAAATATCAAGAATCCAACACAGAAGGGGTAATTCTGACGATTTACCACAATTAGCATCAGCTGAATTAGGTTGGAGTATTAATAATAGAAAATTATATATTGGTAACGGGTCTACTGTAGAAGGTGCCCCTACTGTAGGTAATACTGAAATTTTAACAGAACATAGTAATATTTTAAGCGGATCTAATAGTTACACATACACAGGCGACAGAGCAGGCTACACAGCATCTGGTACTTCAGCAAGACAGCTACAAAGAAAGCTAGATGAAACAGTTAGTGTATTAGACTTTGGTGCTAAAGGCGACGGATCTACTGATGATACTACAGCTATTAATACAGCTTTATATCAACTTTATTGTGTACAAGATACAGATCCATTAGTAAGAAAAACTTTATACTTTCCAGCAGGAACTTATGTAGTTAATACAGATTCAGTAAGAGTTCCTCCTTATGCTCATTTAATTGGTGACGGGCAGGAAAAAACTTTTATTAAAAATACAAAAGAAAGCACACCTGTTTTAAGAACAGCAGATAGTGATCAAAATACATCATCAAGCATTGGTACAGGTACAGCAGTTACTCCAAGATATATTACAATAGAAGGAATGACATTATGGCAATCAGTAGATGAAGATTGTGCTGTAATAGAACAATGTAACGAAGTAAGATGTAATGACGTAGGATTTAAAGGAAGACTATCAGCAGGTCCAACAGCTATTGGTAATAAAAAAGCTGGTGTTAAAATTGACCAAACAGCAACTCACACAGCAACTCATATTGTGTTTGACGGTTGTGATTTTAGTTTTATTGAAGTAGGTGTAATAAGTGACGTAGCATTTAAGAACGTAGTATTTGATAAATGTTCTTTTGCTTATAATTATGAAGCATTTAGAATCGGTGAAAATTTAAGTTCAGGTAATGCTAACGGATTAAGAATACAAAATTCACATTTTGATAATATAACAGGTAGAGCTGTTTATCTTTTTAACGGTAAAGGTTGTACATCATCTTTTAATACATATAGAAATGTTGCTACAAATTTAGCTGGAGCAGGTAACCCTATTGCTCCTGTTGTTGAATGGAGTCAAGATGGTAACGGAAACTTTGGAGACTGGTTTGAAAGAAACGATACAGATGCTGTAACTTTCCCAAGGGTTGAACACAACGGTAAAGAAGTTTATACAGCATTAGCTGACAACTACATTGGTTATGGGCATCATAAAACGTACCCAGGTAAGAAAATTACTCTTACTGATAATCAAAGTTCTGCTAGTACAACAGGTTTAAGTTTTAGTAGAACAACAGAACAAAATTTACAAATTTCATATTCGATTAGTAGAAATTCAAGAGTTAGAACAGGACAACTTTTAATAACAAATACAAGTGCTGAAAGTAGTATAGCAGATGAATTTATTGAAGAAGCAGATGTTGGTGTAACTTTTACTGTTGATCGAAGTGGCGGTACTACTACACTAAAGTATCAGACAAATAACCAAGGTGCTGATGCTTACTTTTACTACAAAATTGACAAATATTATTAATTAAAAATGTTCGACTTATCATACGAGGATAAGATTCGTGCTTGGCGGACTTTTCGTCTTGACGTTTCTTGGTTAGACAGGGAAGAAATCTTAGTAGAAACAGCCAAATTATGGGCAAAGGCTCCTATAGCCATGCCTCATTTAGCTTTTGACTTACCTAGAACTTGGCCTCAACCTTGGGAATTGATTAGTTGGGACCGTTGGGACGAAGTTGGAATTAATCTTGGAATTTATTATACACTTTTTTTGACAAATAGATTTGACAAACGGGACCTAGATGTAGTAATATATAACAATAAAGAAAGTTCGACACTGACCCCAACTGTAGATGTCTACAGCAAATATACTCTTAATTGGAGTTACGGGCAGGTTGTAAATACTTCTATAGTGGAGGAGACCAGCAGTAGAAGTTGGCGTTACAATTATGTTGAACTTAGAACTGAAACATACTTATAATAGGGAAACCGGAAAAGAAGATAGAAAAATTATGTCCACTCAAAACTCACAAATTCAAATAATCAAAAGAGACGGTAAGAAAGAACCATTAGACTTAGAAAAAATGCACAAGGTTGTATTTTATGCTTGTCGAGATTTAAAAAATGTTTCAGCTAGTCAAGTAGAAATTAACAGTCATTTAAGTTTTTATAATAATATTAAAAGCGACGAAATACAAGAAACATTAATTAAAAGTTCAGCAAATTTAATTTCAGAAGATTCACCAAATTATCAATTTGTTGGCGGAAGATTAATTAACTACCATTTACGGAAAATGGTATACGGACAATTTGAACCTTGGCACATTTTAGATCTAATTAAAAAAAATGTTCAAGAAGAATACTACGATACGGAATTATTAAAAACATATACAGAACAAGAATGGGATACCATCAACGGCTTTATAAAACACAGTCGTGATGAAAACTTAACGTATGCCGCAATGGAACAATTTAGAGGAAAGTACCTAGTACAAAATAGAGTTACTGGAGAGCTTAAAGAAACGCCTCAAATGTGTTATATGCTTATTGCGGCAACATTATTTGCTGAGTATCCTACAAACACAAGATTACGTTGGGTAAAAGAATATTATGATGCTATTAGCAATTTTGATATTAGTTTACCAACCCCAGTTATGGCAGGAGTTAGAACACCACAAAGACAGTTTAGCTCTTGTGTATTAATTGAAACAGATGATAGTTTAGACTCGATTAATGCTACTACAAGCTCTATAGTAAAGTACGTTAGTCAAAAAGCAGGCATTGGGATTGGCGCAGGTTCTATTCGTGCTTTAGGGTCACCTATTAGAAAAGGAGATGCTTATCACACAGGCGTTGTTCCTTTCTATAAAATGTTTCAAGCGGCGACAAGAAGTTGTTCACAAGGTGGTGTAAGAAATGGAGCCGCAACTCTTTATTATCCAATTTGGCATTACGAAGTAGAAGATTTATTAGTGCTAAAAAATAACAAAGGTACAGAAGATAATCGTGTACGACATATGGACTATGGCGTACAGTTTAATAAGTTAATGTATGAACGCTTAATTGCTGGTCAAGACATTACACTTTTCAGCCCACACGATGTACCGGGCTTATATGAATCCTTTTTTGAAGACCAAGACAAATTTAAAGAGCTTTATGAAAAAGCCGAAAGGTCAACTAAGATACGCAAGAAGTCAATTCCTGCTTCTAAGTTATTCGCGGCCTTTATGGAAGAACGTAAAAACACAGGCAGAATTTACTTAATGAATGTAGATAATGCTAACGACCACGGAGCATTTAAGAAAGATATTGCTCCTGTAAGACAAAGTAATTTATGTTGTGAAATTAACCTACCTACAAAACCTTTAACAAGTTTTGATGATCCGGAAGGTGAAATTGCTTTGTGTACACTTTCGGCAATTAACTGGGGTAACATAAAGGACCCAAGAGATTTTAACAAACCATGTGAGTTAGCAGTAAGAGGATTAGATGCTTTATTAACGTATCAAAATTATCCTGTTAAGGCGGCAGAAATGTCTACTATGAAAAGACGTCCATTAGGAGTAGGAATTATTAATCTTGCTTATTGGATGGCTAAAAATAATATGACATACAGCGATCCAGATTTAGATTTAATTGATCGCTGGGCAGAAGCATGGAGTTATTACTTAATTAAAGCAAGTGCTGATCTGGCCGCTGAAAAAGGTGCTTGTTCTGGTAGCAATGAAACAAAATATGGCGATGGTATTTTACCTATTGACACATATAAAAAAGAAGTAGATGAATTAGTTCCACACAAAGAACGTATGGCATGGACTAGTTTAAGAAAACAGTTACAAGCTACAGGAATTCGTAATTCAACATTGATGGCATTAATGCCAGCAGAAACGTCGGCACAAATATCTAATTCAACTAATGGTATTGAGCCACCTAGAAGTTTAGTAAGTATTAAACAAAGTAAGCATGGTGTATTAAAACAAGTAGTTCCGGGTATTCATCAACTAAAAAACAAATATGAATTGTTATGGGATCAAGAAAGCCCTGAAGGTTATATTAAAATTATGGCAGTATTACAAAAATATATTGATCAAGGCATTAGTGTTAATACAAGTTATAATCCTACCTTCTATGAAGATGAAAAAATTCCTATGAGTACTATGCTTGGACATCTTTTAACTTTTTACAAGTATGGCGGTAAGCAGTTATATTATTTTAATACATATGACGGTGCTGGTGAAATAGAAATTAAAGATATAGTAAGCCAAGCTGAAGAAGTAACTAACGAACTTTCTAGAGATGATTTCAATAGTGATCAAGACTATGATGATTATTGTGAATCTTGTACAATTTAAATAGTAGTAAATATGGAAAGTTTAGAACAATTCAAGTCTTCGGACCTTTACCAAAAGATAATTGACCATTTTGATTATGTTGTTGAGGATGTAGCAACAGAAGATGGAATGTTCTTTACTGAAACAAGAAGACAAGGCCTTATTCGTTGGACATCACTAGATGTATTTTATAGAATTTGGTTAGTACAACAAGCTAGTAAAGGACAAAAGATTTTAGACTTTGGAGCAGGCCCTAATCTACTTTCTAAATGGTTTGACATATATGCTGTGGATAAAGATGTATGGAAAGAGCCATCTGTGCTATGTGATTACACAGGAGACTTTAGGCAGTTTAAATCTTTTGAAAGATTTGGTGGAGGAATAGCACTTTGTTCTTTACATTACTGGACAAAAGATGTTATAATAGAGTTAATGGGTAGAATGATGGATCATATTGTAGAGGAACCAGGCCGTAGGTTGTATTGTACGTTTAATACTAACAGACTAAAGGAACCTGTTTCTCATAGAGTTTTAGCTGAACAGATAAGTAGTTACTGTTCACAAAAACATTGGAAAGTTATATACACATTTGCTCGTGAACCTAAAGGATTCTACGGGTACGATGGGAATGTACAAATAATGGCAGAGAGAGAATGAAGCAGAAAACAGTATTTCAAACAAACAACAAAAAGAATCACGCTGAAAAGTTAGCTTTTCTAGACCCTACAGGTGGCGTTGATATTCAACGATACGATACAATGAAGTATCGTCAATTTGACAAATTAACAGATAAGCAGTTAGGGTTCTTTTGGAGGCCTGAAGAAGTAGATATTTTAAAAGATGCTAAAGATTTTAAAGAACTTACAGATTGGGAACGCCATATTTTTACAAGTAATCTTAAAAGACAAATTCTTTTAGATAGTGTACAAGGAAGAGCACCAGCAGAAGCATTTGGTCCTATTGTTAGTTTACCAGAATTAGAAAACTGGATTATTACCTGGACATTTAGTGAAACAATTCATAGTAGAAGTTATACACATATTATTAGAAATGTATATGCCAATCCAAGCATTGTATTTGATGAGATGTTAGATATTAGAGAAATTGTTGATTGTGCTGATAGTATTACTGTAGCATATGATGATTTAATTCAGCAGTCTAAAATATTTGAATTACTTGGACCTGGAACACATACTATTAATGGTAAAAAATATACTATTACACCATATGAACTCAAGAAGCTACTATGGAAGTCGCTAATGAGTGTAAATATATTAGAAGGCGTTCGTTTTTACGTTTCGTTTGCTTGTAGTTGGGCATTTGCTGAACTTAAGAAAATGGAAGGTAATGCTAAGATTATTAAGTTTATTGCTAGGGACGAAAACGTTCATTTAGCAAGTACTCAGACGCTTTTAAAGTTACTACCAAATGACGATCCAGATTTTAAAAAGATTAAAGAAGAAACAAACGAAGAATGTATCGATATGTTCATGGATGCTGTAAAGCAAGAAAAAGCCTGGGCAGATTATTTGTTTAAAGATGGATCAATGATTGGGTTGAATGCTGAACTACTTCATCAGTATGTAGATTGGATCGCTCACAAAAGAATTACAGCGGCCGGCTTACAAAGTCCAATTAAAGTAGACTCTTCAAACCCTCTACCATGGACAGAGAAATGGATAGCAGGTAGTGATGTACAAGTAGCACCACAAGAAACTGAAATCAGTTCTTATGTAATTGGTGGAACAAAACAAGATGTAACTGAAGAAACCTTTAGTGGTTTTAAGTTATAGGAGTCAAAAATGATAACAGTATATACAAAAAATGTTTGTCCTTATTGTGTAAAAGCTAAAAACTATTTAGAAAACAAAGGGATAGAATACGAAACAGTTAACATAGAAGAAAATCAAACTGAAAGAAATTGGTTAATGGAAAATGGATTTAGATCTGTACCTCAAATCTTTGTTAACAAAAAACTATTAGTCGAAGGCGGTGCCAACGAACTAATAAGAATGTCTAAAGAAGAAATACTCAATAAACAACAAGAACTAATCGAGGAAACAAATGCTGGTAACGAGCCAATATAAAGAAAACGAAATAATTTGTTTTAGAATTACTACAGGTGAAGAGATTGTAGCAAAGCTAAAAGATGAAGACGATAAAACATACAAAGTTACAAAACCATTAGCATTAGTTAATGGACCAAAAGGTGTTGTCATGGTACCTGCTATGGTTACTGTAGATAAAGATACTGAAATTACTTACAACAAATCAGCTATTATTTCTACTAGTAAACCTAATAAAGCAGTAGAAGGAAGTTATGTAGAAAATACTAGCGGACTTGTAATGGCAAAAGCCAACGACGCTAAAATTAAAGTATAACATACATTGTCTAAAATAGCAGTAAATTCTTGGGACGAGTTCCAACCTCTTAAAACCGTAATGGTTGGTAGTGTGTTTGAAGACGAGTTCCTTGCCCCTATTAAGAATAAAACTATTAAAGAGGGCTTAGGTAAGATATTACGAGAAACACGTGAAGATATAGAATACTTTAAAGAAACATTATTAACTCACGGTATTGACGTAATACAACTTACACCAAAAGAATTAGGCTACCAAGATAGTATACTAGACTATACTGACTGGCAAACAGGCGAAATAGGTGTTAGTAGTCCTATAGATTACTTCCCAGAAGCAAGTAATTTTGGACAAGATCATTCAAAAATACGTTTATCACGTGATTCTAGTACAGGAATACCACAACCACCATTAGCTATTAGAGATGATGCTTTAGTAATGGGCGATAAGATATTAATTACACAGGCACACGTTTATAGTACTAATTTGTCAGCTATAAAGTACAAAGAAATGTTTGGTGAAGATGTTATTGATAATAGTATATACGAAAAAGATATAGAGTTTAAACGTAGTGTAAAAAATATTCAAAGCTGGGCTGATAGACATAAGTTAAACATTGACCCGGAAGATGTAGAAGCATTAGAAAAAATGAGAGCAGAACAACCACTTAATGGATGGTGTGCTCCAAACTTAACAAGACTAGGAAATAAAGTTTTAGTAGATGTGTGGCAAACACCAGAAGTAGTAGAAGAATTTTTAGAACCTAACTACAAAAACTTTGACTTCCATAAAATTTTTATAGGCGGACATAACGATAGTGTGTTTAGTGTAGTTCGTCCTGGATTAGTAATTGCTACTCCTTGGTTCAAACCATATGCTGACATTTTTAAAGGTTGGGATATTATTTGGTTTGATCAACCTAGTTGGACAAAAGAAGTAGATACAGCAATTAAATTAAGACATAACAATCAAGGTTGTTATTGGTCACCTGAAGTAAATGAAAATCCACAATTAGAAAATTTTATTAATCAATGGTTAGACAATTGGCATGGACAAGTTGATGAAACTATTTTTGATGTTAATGTTTTAGTCATAGATGATAAACACGTTGTCATTAATAGTGATGACAAAAATCTTAGAAGCCAACTTGAACAAAGAGGAATTACACCAATTTTTGTTCCTTTAAGGCATCGTTTCTTTTGGGACGGTGGTTGGCATTGTAACACATTAGATATCCACAGGCAAGGAACACAAACAGATTACAATTTGTAATCTTTTGTAATATTCTAATTATTGGCCAAAAAAAAAGAAATAAGAGTTGACATCTTCTTTACTATATGTTATAAATATATCTGTAACGTTGAAGCAAACTCAACTTCATTCAGGACCCCGGGGCGGTACCGGGCGGCTCCACCAATAATTTCAATCCCTCAAGACACATTGATGGATGAGGGTGTGACTTGAGGGGCCGAACTAGGATCGACTGGTGATTATTAGGTTTAGTGGAGTTACCGGTAGGCGATGACCGAAAATCAAGCAACCTTATAAACGCAAACGATAATTTTGCTAATGAGGATTTTGCCTTAGCGGCATAATCACTCGGGGTTAAAGAGCCTGGCAACAGAATTCTTTAGTAGGTGTCCCTAGAAATGGGGACGCCTATGATACTATAGTAAGAAAACAATATTGTTTTATTT